CTGCACCCCCTGACTTGCGCCGCCCTAATGGTGCGTCGTTCGCTTCGCCGCCCTAATGGTGCGTCGGTTGCTCCGGTATCAGCAGCCCCTCCAACCGGTAGTAGCCCTTCATCAGCTGTGGCATTTCGAGTGTTTTTGTTTTCCGGTTAATATCGCCGCGACTCATCATGGTGAAGTCTCGACCATACAAGGCGATGGTTACGCATTCCTTCCGATCGGGGTGCTGTGATGGTGGGAGGTGTTTTTCTTTTTTTGTTTCCGCTCCCGCCACTGAGTACCACCATGCTTCCGCTACTACTGCGATCAAATCCAAGTCATCAGCTTTGGCAAATAAGTCCTTCACGAGCGGTACAACCAATGCCTTGGTATCCGCGTTTGCAAACAATACATCTGCCGGCATCGTCGATCGTTTCTCGATCTCTGGCTTGCCACTTCCGGTCTGCTTGAATTGCAATAGCATCGCTATTGGCTTGACCATTACATTCCTGCGTACATAGCTTTGCGCATGGCGATAAGCGAGCTTGACGACGAGGTCTAAATGTTCTTGGGTGATGTGTGTAGTCATGGTTAGCGTTGTTCGGTGGTTTGGTTAGCGTTGTTCGGTGGTTTGGTTAGCCGTGCCAAGGCTTCCGAAACCCCGCCTCGCCCACGTAACGTATTTTACACAGTCAATCTAACCTCCACACCCTCGACATCGCAACCCCCAAGCACAAACACAGCCCCGCCTCTCTGCGGAGCATAAAAGCCGCTCCGCGTCAACGCTTTGTTGCTTTTCAGTATTCTGTGTGACAGACTGTGCAGCGTCACACACTTTGTTTTTGCCTAAATGTCTGGTTGGCAAGAGCTTCTCCGGGACTTGCAGGTGCCTGAGGCACCAAACGAAGAATCGCAGTACGACCCGCTGCGCACTCCTTCGCGCCAGGACTATCGCCAGCAAGCGCACTTCGAACGGCAGCGCAACACCCCTCTGGGGCTGGCGTACAAGCCCCAGGACGCGACGGAGCTTTCCTTTGATACTCGGCTAGCCTTCGAGCTCGCGCTGCGCCTGGAGCCCGCCCAGGAGGTGTTTGAACGCTATGGCGTGGCGCCTTCGGATGCGCTGGCTCTGTTGGATAACCCCACCTTCCAAAAAGCGCTACGCGATTACCACCAGCAGATCACGGATGAAGGGGTTAGCTTCCGCATGAAGGCGCGGCTGCAAGCGGAGGATCTTCTTCGACATTCCTACCAGATCGCTATCGACTCAGAACAGCCCACGGCGGTGCGCGCCGACCTGATCAAATGGACGGCCAAGGTCGCCGACCTGGAGCCGAGGACGGACAAAGCCAGCTTCGGAGGAAGCGGGTTTAGTTTGCAAATTGTATTTGCAAACAACGAGGTGCCGACGGAACCGAAGGTGATTAACCCGGCTGGCGTGCCGGCCGCGCCGCTAACGATCGAAGGAGATTGATATGAAACGACAAAAACCACGCAAGCCCACACCACCGCTCAAGGGGCCGCCGCGTCCTAGGGTGGGTAGGTGGCAGTGATTCTCGGCGGCTGCGCGCCAGCGTATGAAAGCCACAGATCTGCTCCAGGGAAGTACCTTTTACCCCACCGCGCAAAAGGGCGAATGCCGCCCGCAGTCCTACAGCATCCAGGACGAAGCACGGTTCGTGGCGGGGCTCCCGCGCCCGTACCGGGAGCTCTACTGTCAGATCGTGGCAAAGAATCGCAGTCCGGAGTTTGCAATGGCCTTGATGCATGAAGCCGAGGAGATGCGCAAGGAAGGCGGCGAGCCAGGCTGGGGCTTGGAGTGAATGAGGAGCACGACCTTCTGGAGCAACGCTTCACTGCCTGGTGGCTCGCTAATTACATGCAGTTTTTTACCCGTATTACGTCTTTTTATGACGTAGCACGGGTGGCTTGGATGGCTGCTTGGGAAGCGCGTGAAAACGGCGGTGCGTTGCCGCCGGTGGAGGACGGCGGCGTGTTGCTGCTGATGGAAAGTAACCATGAACACGCAGGTGATCTCGATCACGAAGTGGAAGAGAGAGCACCCAAAAAGGAGGTATGAAGAGTACCCCTTGTGCGACCTCTGGAACGCTTGGGTCGATATGATGATTGCATGGAGCCGTGCATGGTTAGTCATGTGCCGCATGGCGCCGCGGAGGAAAACAGAACATGGAACCGACAAGACTAGCTAGTTTGTTGCACGAGGCCGCTGAGGTGATTCGCGAGCATGCCGCGCAGATTCTGCAGGCGCATAACGACGATGAGGGTGACTGGACTGGCTCGCAACAGGAAAGGAAATACCAGGAGCATATGAACCTGGCGGAGCAGCTCAACACCGCGGCTGATGATCTTGAAGCTGATGACTGAAAGGAGTAAGCCATGTTGCTAACGGTCTTGATGGTACTCACCCTGGGGGCGTTCATCTGCACGATTGTTTCCGCGATGGGTAAGTGTCCGCTGTGGGTGGCCGTGGTGTTGCTGTGCCTGATCGAGTTGCTGGAGCATGCCCCGCTCGGGAAATGAATATGCCGCTCAAGCCGGGCAAGAGCAAGAAGGTGATCGGCCAAAATATCAAAGAGATGGTGCATGCGGGACATCCGCAAAAGCAGGCTGTTGCGGCCGCGATGGACAATGCGCGCCGCTCCAAAGCGAAGATCGGCGCGGTCGCTAAAAAGAGGTGATGCAGCAGGTTTACAGACCGCCGCCCACGGTTGAGCGGTTCATGCGCTCCGATACGCGGTTTCGCCTCATTATGGGACCGTTTGGGAGTGGCAAGTCATCGGGTTGCTGCGTTGAGATCGCGCACCGCGCGAAGCAGCAGAAGCCAGGACGCGATCATGTCCGGCGAAGCCGCTGGGCGGTGGTCCGCAATACTTTGCCGCAGTTGAGAGACACCACGTTGAAGACGTGGTTCGACTGGTTTCCCAACGGCGTTGCAGGCGCCTGGGTGGAGACCACCAAAACGTTTAATTTACGTTTCGACGATGTTCATGCCGAGGTCATGTTTCGGCCGCTGGATACCCCGGATGATGTGGCAAAGCTTTTGTCCCTTGAGTTGACCGGGGCCTACGTCAATGAGGCGCGCGAGATCCCCAAGGAAATCGTCGACGGCTTGGATGGCCGCATTGGGCGCTTTCCGGCGGTGAGCAATGGTGGCTGCACCTGGCGTGGCATTTTTGGCGACACTAACCCACCCGAGGAAGACTCGTGGTGGCACAGGATGTTTGAAAAAATCATCCCCAATAGATGGGACGTTTTCAAGCAGCCCTCGGGTCTCTCGCCACACGCTGAAAATATCGAGAATCTCGACCCCGGCTACTATCAGAATCTTGCCGAAGGAAAAGACCCGGAATGGGTCAAGGTATACGTGCATGGCGAGTACGGGACGAGCAAGAGTGGCAAGCCGGTACACCCGACTTTCAATTCCGAGATCCATGTTGCGAAACAGCCACTTACTCCGAATCGTCATCTGATCGCCGTGGTAGCGGCGGATTTTGGTCTTACTCCGGCGGTGGTGATCAAGCAGCAGGACGCCTTTGGGCGGGTGCTGACCCTGGATGAGATCGTGACCGGCATTCAAGGGATGGATCGGATGGGGTTGCGGCGTCTCATTCAATTGAAGCTTAAGCCTTTGTTGCGTAATAAGTATGACGATGTCAAAATCGTGGTTACCGGTGATCCGGCGGGCGCTTCCGCGGCGCAGACCGATGAGCGCTCATGCGTGGATATTTTCCGTGAGGAAGGCTTCAAGCGGGTGAAGTTTGCCTGGAGTAACAATCCGATACATCGAATTGGTGCGACCGATCACTTCTTGACTCGTATGACAGAAGTTGCGTCGGGTTTCTTGATCGACCCGCGTTGCCCGTTTTATATCAGGGGTTTAAAGGGTGGCTACCGGTATAAAGTGAGCAAAGACGGTATTACGTCGGAATCGGTCGACAAGAGTGATTACAGCCACATTTGCGAAGCCGGGCAGTACGCTGACATGTATTTCGAGCGCGGCGTTGAGGGGCGAGTGAGCGAGCGCCAGCGCAACGAGTGGCTGCAACAAGTGAACTCCCAGGCTGGGATTTATACCATGAGGATGTAATACATTGGGTACGAAAAATAATGACAGCTGCCTGGAGAAAGTAAGTGATGAGGAGCCCATTTTTGTATTACGAGCGCAGGATAGGCTTGCGCCTGAGTTGGTGCGTCAATGGGCTTTTCAGGCTTCAGCACGGGGCTGCCCAGTTGAAAAAGTTGAAGAAGCCTTGCAGCTCGCGCGGCGCATGGAAGCGTGGCCCACCCGGAAATTTCCTGACTAGGGGGATGCTGTGGAATCAGTGAACGTACCACAGCTCAACGAGCAGCAGCTGGCTGACTTCGGCAAGCGCCTGAGCGCGCAGTTCGAGACCTACGAAAAAGATCGCAAGCCGCTGGAGCAGCAATGGCTCAAAAACCTGCGTCAATACAAGGGGATATACGACCCTGAGATTGAAGCGCGTATCCCCGCGGATCAGTCGAAAGCGTACCCCAAGCTCACGCGGGTGAAGGTGATTGGCACGGTCGCGCGGCTGATGGAGATGTTGTTTCCCCAGTCGGATAAGAACTGGGAGATCAGCCCGACGCCGTTGCCTGAATTATCCCAGGCGGATTTGCAGACTGTCTTGGATGAGGTAACTGCGCAGAATCCTGAGCCCGCTGATGAAGACATCGAGCACGCGGTAGCGGAGTTTGCCGAGAAAAAGTGTGGGCGCATGGCGCGCACGATGGATGATCAGCTGACGGAGGTCGATTATCCGGCGCTTGCCCGAGCGGTTGTTTTCTCCGGCGTGCTCTATAACGTCGGCGTCGTGAAGGGGCCGCTCGCCCGCAAAGTGAAATGCCGTAAGTGGCAGCGTAATGCCTATACCCAGCAGTACGAAGCGAAAGAGATCGAGCGGCTGCAACCCTATTTCGAGCTGATGCTGGTCTGGAATTTCTACCCCGATCTCTCGGCGAAAGCTTGGCAGCAGATGGATGGCGCCTATGAGCGCCACGTGATGTCGCGCAACCAAGTGCTGGAGCTTGTGGGCCGTAGCGATTTCATGGGCGATCGGATCAAGAAGTGGCTGCGCGAGCATCCGAATGGAAATTATCGCGAGCGCGATTGGGAGCAGATGCTGCGCAGTAAAAAGGATCGCTCGAATCCGACCGATCTTTCCGGACGCAAGTATGAGGCGACCGAGTGGTGGGGGTTCGTGACTGGGCACGAGCTCAAAGCCGCCGGAGTCGACGTGCCTCAGGATCGACTGCATGAGGATTACGAAGCCAACGTTTGGCTGCTTGGCGATGAAGTGGTGAAGGCGGTCGTGAATCCCTACGACGCCAAGATCCGGCCGCACCACGAGTTCATTTTCGAGGAAGACGACCTGAGCTTGCTGGGTGATGGCTTACCGGTTGTCATGCGGGATTCGCAGATGGCGGTGTGTGAATCATCTCGGATGCTGCTCGATAACGCGAGCGTGGTCTGCGGACCGAATCTTGAGCTCAACACCGATCTCTTGGTGCCGGGGCAGGACACCCGTATTCATGCCCGAAAAGTATGGTTGCGCGAGGGTCAAGGCCAGGAGGCGGGTATTTCAGCGGTCCGTAATGTCCAGATCGATGGGCATCTTCCCGAGCTCATGAGCGTGATCGAGCTATTTCAGCGCTTTGCGGATACCGAGACGGCGCTGCCGCCACCGGCGATGGGTGATACAAGCGGGCAAGGGAAAGAGCCGTATCGCACTGCGGCTGGGATGTCGATGCTGCTCGGCGCGGCCGCGTTGCCGATTCGGGACACGGTGCGTAATTTCGACAGGTTCACTCAGTCGGTGATGTCGAGCCTGTATCACTGGAATATGCAATTTCATTCTGACGATTCAATCAAGGGTGACTACCTGGTCGTTCCACGTGGATCAACCAGCTTGATTGCGAAGGAAGTGCGGGCGCAGGCGCTCGACCAGTTCCGGGTCACGATTACCCCGGATGAGGCGCCACATATCAGGACGCGTTCGTTGCTCATTGAGCGCATGAAGGTGCGTGATCTCCCGGTGGAAGACATTCTCGAAGATGAAAAGGTGGTGCAACAGAATCTTGACCGCCAAGCGCAGACGCTTGCGCAGCAGCAGAAGCAGCAAGCCGAGCTGATTGCAGCGCAGGTTCGGGAGCTGCTTGCCGGCGCGTTCAAGGATGTTGCGCAGGCGCGTAAGACGGAAGCACAAGCGCAGAGTGTGCCCGTGCAGACCGAGGCCGCGGATGCGCAGGCGAAGGCGGCGACGTTCAAGGCGTTTATGGAAGGGATCAGCGTAAATGAGCCAGACACTGAGGGCAACGGAGCACACGCTAACCATTAAGGTGTTCGGGCACCGCGCGGATTCCGGGGTGCAAGCCGTGCTGGAGCTGGCTGAGTTGCAGATGAGCGCGCTCAAACAACGTCTGACGATTTGTGGGGAGCAGGATTTGAAACTGTATCAAGGTGCGTATCGAGCTTGGCACGAGCTCGCTAACGCGATTAACCACGGACCTTATATCGCGCAGGAGACTCAAGATGGACCCGGTAGTTAACCCACCGCCTGATGATTCTCAGTCGACTTCAGATCAAGCGTTTGCTGATGCGTTCGCCGAAGCGCTGGGTACGCAAGCAGCAGGTACGGAGGCAGGCCCGGAGAAGGCTTCAGAGTCTCCCCAAACGCCTGTAAGTCAGGATAAGGGAGAGCCCTCTCCAGCGTCTGAACCGCCTGCCCAGGAGCCTCCAGCGCAGCCGCAGCCGCCGGCCGAGCCCGCTCAACCTGCACCACCTGCACCGCCTGCGCAACCTGCAGCGCCGGCAGCCGAGGGAAAATTGCCGGAAGAGCCTGATTACGTCCGCTCGCTTCGGCAGGAACTTGCTGATTTTAAAGCAAAACAGCCGCCGGCACCGGGGCCGAAAGAGGAAAAACCGCCCGAGCCCGAGCTGCCAAAGGTGCCAGAACTCTCGGAGGCCGAGCGCCAGGCGCTTACCGACTTCGAGAAAGAATGGCCCGATATTGCTCGCGCCCAGAAAATCGCCCAGGTGCGAGTCCAGGCCGAGCTGGAGCATCGTTTCGCCGCCGCTATACACGAGATGGCGAAAAAGATCAATGATCAGCTTGCGCCTGTCATACAAAATAGTTTATCCTCAGAGGCGCGCGAACACTTTCGCCAAATCAAGGCCATACATCCGGACTACGACGGTGTCGTAACGCAGCTTCCGGAATGGATCAAGACGCAGTCGAAGTTGCTGCGTGACGCTTACCAAAAAGCGTATGACCGAGGTGATGCGGAGGAGGTGATCGAGTTGGTTACGCAGTACAAGGCAGCGACTGGTCGTGTTACGCCGAAGGAGCCGCAACCCCCACCAGCCAAGCCACAGGCAGACCCGGCAAGGGTCGCTGCGCTCACTCCCGTGGGTGCTAAACGCACCGTGGTTCAGCCGAAAGGCGTTGACAAGGATGACTACGATGCGGGGTGGAGGGAAGCGATAGCCGGGTAGGGTTGTAATACAGACTTACTTGGAGGTGTGACATGGTAGCTCCGCAAGTATATGGCGATATCACGCCGCGTACTGCTGCGCATGCTGTTGCTCGGATGCTCACTCGTGGGCTTCCGCATTTGGTCCTGGAGAAGTTTGGGCAGGTTTATATAATGCCCACCAAGTCGACCAAGGTAGCGAAGTTCCGCCGCTATAACGCGCTCGCCTTGGCCACGACGCCGCTGGTTGAAGGGGTAACTCCTGCTGGCAAGACGGTTACGGTGACTGATGTCACTGCAACTCTGGATCAGTACGGGGATTACACCACCTTCTCCGACGTGATCGAGGATACCCACGAAGACCCGTATCTGCAGCAGATCAGCGATGTGCTGGGTGAGCAGGCGGCACAGACGGTGGAAACGATTCGTTACAACGTCTTGAAAGCCGGCACCACGGTCTATTACGCCAATGGTTCCGCGCGCAGCGATGTGAACACACCCCTCACTCTGGCGCTGCAGCGTAAGGTGACGCGGGGCTTCAAACGCCAGAACGCCCGCTATTTCACCAACACGGTGAAGTCAACGCCGGATTACCGGACTGAACCGGTCGAAGCTGCCTTTGTCGGGCTCATACACCCCGATATCGAAAACGACCTACGCAGCATCAGTGGCTTCATTAACGTGAAGCAGTACGGCAGCACTACTCCCTGGGAGAACGAGGTTGGCGCGCTGGAAGATGTGCGCTATCTGCGCTCCACCATTTTTAGCGCGTTCGCCGACGCTGGTGGTACTGCAGGCGCAATGATTTCCACTACCGGTTCAGCTGCCGATGTCTATCCGGTTCTCTACTTTTCCCGCGACTCTTATGCGATCGTCCCGCTCAAGGGTAAGGATTCCCTCAGTGTAATGGTGGTGAATCCGAAACCTACGCATGGCGATCCGCTCGGGCAGCGGGGTTCTGCTGGCTGGAAGACGATGCAAACCTGCGTCATTTTGCAGGATGCGTGGATGGCACGCGGCGAAGTCGCGGCGACTGCCTAAAAAACGGGTTGGGGGGGTGTTAATTAACCCCCTCCTTTGAGGAAGGA